AGGGGGTATTGACTATGACGAAATTGATCGTAGATACTACGAAGAGAACCCTCAGGAGGCATACCCGACTGAAGCTCAAGGAGGGGGTATAGGGGGTATTGACTATGACGAAATTGATCGTAGATACTACGAAGATATGGGTGGCGGTGTTGGCAGTAAGGTTGATCTGGGACCACAAAAGCGATTAAACAGTAATATAGCCGCTAAAGAGGACGAACTAGGACGTACCTTGACTAATGATGAAAAGCGAAAGGTCTTTAATGAGACAAATGCAGCAGCGGCTCAAGGTTTAGAGCCGGGAAGAAAGCCTGATGTTACCGGTAAGGTTGATCTGGGACCCCAAAAGCGATTAAACAATAACATAGCGACTAAAGAAGGCCAACTAGGACGTAAATTGACTAACGATGAACAGCGAAAGGTCTTTGAGGCTACAATGGCAGCAGCGGCTCAAGGTGTAGAGGCGGATGAAGATGCTCTGCCAATGTCCATACTCAGAGATGATCCTGCGGGGTTTAACGACGAACAGGGCTTCGATACGGAAGGGCCACAACCGTCACTTGACGAAAGACAGGCTAGGGCTACTCAAGGTCATGGCGACTACAGGGACCCAAGCCGCTATGCCTCAAGTGATCCTACAGGAGAGCATCAACAGGCAGATCGTGAAGCTGATGTCAATGCGTGGAGGGCGCAAGGCTTGATTGACTCCCCTTCTGGTGGAGATGTATCAGGCCCAACTTTTGATGGACAGGGAAATGTTCAGCTACCCGGAAGCGATCCATTCCCTGTGGGCGAACTTACGGGCAGTATGGTTCAAGAGAGCGGACTCAAGGAACAGTATGAAGCGGAGACAGGGTTCAGTATTGGGGACGACACGTCTGCGTTTTTCGATGACTATGGCAACGTCGGTCTTGATTCTTTTGATTCAACTTTGATGGATGAATGGGAATTGGATGAAGATTCCCAATTCGATGCGTCTTCGTTCTTGGATTGGATAAATAGTAAATCAGGAACGGAAACCATGAAGATGGCTAAGATGATGCAAACCTATAATATAGATAACACGAGGCGTGATCCAATAGTGCTTGCCAATAAAGGCGGGAATCAGCGGCGTAATGTTTACGTCAGAGGAATCTATAAAAAGTAAAGGAGAGAGATATGCTGGGATTTATTAGTAAATTACTGCCAAAGGAATATAGAGGATTATTGGCTCTAGGTCAGCAAATATTTGACAACTTAGACACCAAGGAAGAACGGGCTGAAGCTTTGGCTTACATTAAGGAAGCTTTGGCCGATGGACAGGTAACTGTTCCAGAGTGGGGGCGTATTGGTGGTAAGCTAGGTATTTTAAAGAAGCGAACCCCTAGAGCTAAATGAACATACTAGGAGAGATTACAGTGTCTTTTAATGGGGAAGAAACGTGGGAGTCCCGTGATAGAAAGGTTAATAAGCGACGAAGCATGAAACATATTAATAAAAACTATACTCCCACGGGTACTAAAAAGGTAGCAAAACCACGAGTTATAGAGAATCGTAAACTATCAGAACTTGATTTAGATGAGATTTTCTCTTTAGACGAATGATTTCGTAGTAACTCCACGTATAATAACAATAGACGAGCGAAGCCAGTTGTTTTCACAACTGGTTTTGTTTTGTATTTTCGCACATCGGAGGAAGTGCGGCGAGTCCAACCTCCAAAGCGAAGAAAGGTATATGGAATAAGTTTAGTTCTCTTTGGAGGAAATAAATGGCTGAACAAGATTTGTTAAAGGGGAATACCCTTGCGCTAGAGGCGATTGCCGAGCAGCTTCAGAAGTCTAATGACCTGTCTGCCCAGCTTGCCGCCCGATTTGCAAAAGAAGATGAAGAGAAGTCAGAAGCAGAGAATGAAGAGGCCGAGGCCATTGCTAAGGCCGCATTTACAAAAGAAATTGTAAAGGCGGTTGGTGACGCATTTGGTTTCGCTAAGGGTGCCGAGGCTCCGACCGGAGACTCCGCAAATGGTATGCCAGTTGATGACTATAACCCAAAGCATGTTTCCAGTGACGCTACTCCGCCTCCTGCGGATACCGAGGAAGATGCAAACATAGACAATTCAACTGAGACTACTCAACAGCCCCTTGAGGCTGGTGAGGCTACTAGCTACTCCGCCCTACAGAAGCAGAATGGTCCGATGATTCCGGGTACGGAAGAGAATGGTTCAGATGAATACCCTCAGGTAGAGGAAGACGGCGATCCCGAGCAGATGGACATGGCTTACGTGAAGGCCCAGATGGGTGTTCTAGCTAAAGCCTTGACCGCTCTTACGAAGTCGCAAGCATCTACTGATTCCGCAGTCGCTGAGGCCGTTGAGAGCCAGATGCGAAAGATCGGATGGAAGGAAGCTGAGGCCGGTGGACGACCCGTGTCTCGAATTCTCCCTGACGTAGGTGACCCTCTCCAGAAAGCAGCAGAAATTGGTCAACAGGTCGCTGACGGCCAGTTTGACCCAGAAGCTGTTGTCGATCAACTTACCAAGATGAGTTATGCTGACATGGCTGAAATGCAGGTTAGTATGGCAGGCGAAGGCGATGCTCTTTCGGGCATTCTTTCCCAGCCCTCAAAGTAACTATAGGAGAAATATAGATAATGGCTACTAATCCATCTCTATTTCAGTACTTCAGTCAGGCGCAGCGTGGCCGTGGTTTGCTTGAGAACGTCTTCGGACCGGATTTCATGCAGAAGCAGTCATACTTTACGGTTGACTCCGCTACTGGAATTTTCAATGCCACATATGGACGCAAAGTGTGGCATGCACTAAACAACCAGACTCGATTCTGGAATGCCCTTCCCCGTGTGGTTTGGGGCAACAGCGTTGGTTGGCGTGTAAGGACCGACCGTGGTTCTGGGCGTTCTCGTCCGATCACGGAAACAGGTTCTCTGCCGACCGTGGACATCTCGAATATCGAGAACGTCCAGTCCCTTCCGAGAATCGTTGGTACGACCTTCGGTGCGGCAGTGAAGGCAATCTTCACCGCCAACCTTGAGGGTGGTGCTGGAGACATTCTTGCGATGGAGCATGAGAACGCAGAAATTGACCACGTAAAGGAAATCAACGAAGAACTCCTTGCTGGTTCTGCTTACCTGACTTCCGCAGGTGCAACCACTACTTTTACTGTTCCAGCCTCAGTTGCTAAGAGCTTTAAAATTGGTGACTCTGTATCTCAGTGGGACAATTCAGCGAGCGACTGGGACCGAATTACCGGTTCCGCAGTTTCCGCAGTAAACACCTCAACTGGTGTTGTGACTGTGGCTTCTGACACGACTTTCGCAGACAGCGACGTTGCTGCGATTTACAGTCGTGCAGGTATGACTTCAATTGATGATATCGTCTGGGAAGACGGTGCAGCAGTTGGGGGTGCAAGCCACGCTAACTACTCTGCTAACGGTGGGGTACGAGCGTACAACCTGACGTATGCTGACCGTGTTTCTGGCACTTGGAATGCAGGTGCTTCAGTTCAGTACAACTCTGGTACAGGCCGTGACCTGTCGTTGAACCTTTTGGACAACGCAATCATGAACATTCGCAAGAATGGTGGTGAGCCAAACCTCATCCTCATGGGTCATGACCAGTACTTCAAACTCGAACGACTCTTGAACTCGCAGCAGCGATATCTTGGTCAGGAAGAGTTTGAGGTTGGTGTTGGTGACGAGCGGACTTTCCCCGGTACCCGAACAGGTTTGATCCTTTCGACGTACCTTGGTATTCCGATCCTGACTGACAACGACGTTCCTGTTTCAGTTTCATCTGCGGATGCGGTTCTTGGTCAGAACGTCTACGTTCTTGACACGGACTCCATCGAGATTGCTGTAGCACAGCCGACTCAGTACGTAGAAAACCGTGACTACTTCGCTGCTAACAGCCTAGTTGTTCGTGGTCTTCTCTACACGATGGCTGAACTTCGGGCTCGCAACATCTGGCACACCGCCAAGATTGCTGACCTGAACACGTAAGTTTAAAGACTTACAACCGGT